CGCTTGCTCGCCTGCTCGGCGTTGTAGGCGTCAATTTCGTCCTTGGTCAGGCCAGCCGCCGTGCTTGCTGCTGGAGTCAGCAGCCCGCCAATAAGACTCGTTGCCGCCCCGCCAATGGCACCGGAGATCATCTGGCGTTGGCGCTGCGCCTCTGCAGCGGCTCGCTGAGCTTCCATGCCTTCAATGCTGGCAAGTCCTTGACGAGCTCGCTCCTGTTCCCGGGAACGGAGCTCCGCAAGTTGGGACGCGTATTGCGCCTGTACATCAGCACCCTGTGCCATTGCGGCTCGCTGAAGACCAGCTTGCTGTTGCGCCGTTCCGCGAGACGCTTGCGCCTGAAGATCCTGAAGCGCTCGACCTCGAGCATAGGCAAGGCCTGCTTGCCCTTGAGTCGTTCCGCCTTCTGCGACTTGGCGAAACGGAGCCTTGGCACGCTCGATTGCCTCGCGTTCCTTTTGCTCTGCATCACCGGCAAACAGTTTGTCGAGCGCGTTCGAGATGAATGGACTCGCCGCGCTTACACCTGCCCCGATCAAGCCAATTGTCAACGGATCCATGTCGACTCCTAATGCTTCGCCTGTTCGGTAGTACGCTTGTTTAGGCCAGTCTTCAAGCCAACAACCATCGCAATGTTCGACAGTCGCAGGTTTGAATTTTCGTGCGGCGTATTGGTCGTCTCTTGAAACGCGAAAGAGATGAGCTGGCCCTTCTGATATGGCTGATGCATCTCAAGACCGAGAAGTCCAGTTCCTTGTAGCGTTTCCAACAATTGCGCTGGCGTCCACGTTGAGAAGCCGACTGAAACCCCATCCGGAGTTGCTGCAAACGATACCGTTGGCGCAGAACTATCAACGGAGATGAACGCCAATCCATTCAACCGAATGCGTTTAAGACGCTGGAAGCCCTGCACCTGATTCATCGCGATAGGCGCAAGGGAGAATGAGATTCCTGGATATGACAACGCATATGACGGCGTTGGCGAAGGCGTCAGATTCGGTAGCTTGTCAACGTACTTTTCGGTCAGCTTGTAGACCGTCGTCAGCTTGAGGTTGCTATTTGGCGCCGCCGTCTTGGTTGCAATGTATGGCACGCCCGCCATCGACGTCATGAAGGCATAGCCGTCCCCAAGCGGGGCAAGCACCCACTCGTACCAAGACTGCCCTCGGTAGCTGTACACAAGGCACTTGAAGTAGCTGCTTGTCGTCTCATGCGTCGGCGCCTGCTCGTGGCCGATGAAGTAGATCTCCTCTGCCTTGGCATTGTGAACGCATGAAGGAACATACTTGTAGGCATTCAGCGAATCCACGACCTTGTCGCCGATTGCTACAACCTGAAGAGATGGCGTCAGAAGCTCAAGGCCCCGCTCACTGCGGAAGAACACACCGACGGGTGTCTCGATGATGGATCGGTGGTCCGTGCAACCAATGCCAGACTGAAGCTGCACGGGCTCCGCCAAGCCATTCGCATTGCCTGTGTCATCCGGCATCGTACCAGCGATGACGAAGATCGTGTTTCGCTTGAACACGATGAGATTCGAGTTCATCGACGCTAGGCCAGTGACTGCCCCACCTTGCTCGATGCTGATCGTGAGCAGGTCGTTGAACCCAGGAGCATCGGTGGGCGATAGCTGCTTCGAGAACCAGACTACAGTCGGGTCATCCGCTCCGCCGATAACGAGGCGGTTCTGGTGGATGCACATAGACTTGCAGCCAGGGGGCGCGACATTGTCGAGGACGCCACCAGCTGTGTACAAGTACGGTTGCGACAGAATGCCGTTGTACTCACCCTGCGGACCATCGAATACGGCATTGAACCACTTATCTTGGTTCCGATAGCCACGCTGCCCCATGTTGCGAACAACAAGCCCAACTGGCGAGTTGCTCTGGAACCCATTCCACGGCTCTGTCGCTCGAGGGACAACGCCACGCGTTACGTTTCGATTGATGACGAAGTCTCCGACGGGATTCTCGAAGTTGCTCCATGGCATTCGATATAGAACCGTCGAGTATGGCTCCGCTGTTGTGTACGGTTGGATCACAACGCGACGTGCATCCGCTTCAGATCGAATCTTCCTATTTGTCAGCTCAAGTCTTGGCGCAAAAAAGCCCCATTTGAATAGAGAGACGGTCTTAGGAGTTTGGCTTTGGCCATCTGACGTTTTTGTGATTTTACCCTGCTGAATCTCTGCGCATATTGTGTACACGGCCGACAATGACGGTGCCGACTTAACCATGCGTCCAGTGCCGTCTGCATATTCATAGCAGAACGACATCATGAAATTTCCAGCAGTATCTTGCGGGTTATACGTTGATGTATTTGCGTTATCCCACCCTAGTGCGGCGCGAGGAGCCCATAAGAAATATGCACGGTCAAACGCATTCTGGCCAATTAGGTAAATTGGGTCTCCAGACGAATTCCAATATGTGCTCGTCGCATGGTATCGACCATAAAAATGTTGCAGCCCATCCGCATTTGGACTCGATGCCTGCGGCGTCCTAATATCAATGGCAGCATACTCATAGTTCTGTGCGCCTGATCCTCCCCATGACGTCTGCAGGTACCCCCATGGGTTTGTTGCGGGAGCGTACCCATCCACACCGGAAATCGATGCCGCGTCATTGAATGACTGAAGCCCAGCCTCTTGCAGGAAAAATGGTCGCGTCACGGCCGCAAGTGGATATTCCAATGACCCACTTCGCGGGAATATCTGGAAAAATCGACTACCGATTGTAGTTAGATTGGCTGGTCTCGCTCCGCCATCGCTCCACGCAATCGACGTAAGATCTCGTTGAGGCCAGACCATATGGCCAAATTCACCGCAGTTCACACCATCAAAAACGCTCAGGACGCCGCCATTGACGAATGTGTAGTCATCGAATGGCAGCATCTTGCGCCACGCCTTGCCATCCGACTCATACTTAATTGCTAGGCATTCCTGGCTTCCTTTTGATGATCCTTGACGCAGCAGGCCCATCGAAAGATTCGTGTTATTCGGAGATGCTGAATTGCGTGCGCGCATCAGCGTCGGCACATTAAACGGCGCAGCCGTTACGCGCATAGCGTTTGCCGCGTCAACAAACAGTCCAAGATTGTTTGTATATGTAACTTTTTCTGGCGTTGGGAAGCTGCCAATAGCCTCAGATCCAGCCGCATTTGGAACAGTCAACGCCGCACTTCCGTTGGTGACACGAACCAAGAACGTGCTCACTTGATTGACATCACCAGATGGCGTTACTGCGCAATAATACTGATTCGACGATGCATCGAATTGGTCCGCCCCTGCTCGAACAAGCGACCCGGTCAGACGCCACGGCCCACCAAGCGCGCATTTCAGAACGGATGTCGTGCCTCCGGATACAGGCACCAGGCTTTCATATGCCGCCATCCCCGTTGCGATTGCCGTGCCGTAAAATTCACAGAAATTGTTGTATCCAACTGGGTTTACTGCCGCGAACTCGTTCGCACCATTTGGGTTCGAGAATTTGCTCGCGACTGTCGATGACAATGCAAGCGTAATATCCGCAAGTCCCGAGGTCTGACGCCTATGAGCGACCGACCATCGGTGCACACAGTCCTCCATTTGCCCCGCGAAAATAAATGCGGACTGACCTTGTGGCACAGGAGTAGTTGTGTCCGGAACATCAAAATATTCCGGGATAACTGCACCATTGTAGCCAGTATTTACACCAGCCATAATGTTCCACGCACGCAACCCAGTAAGCGTACCCGCGCCAAGCGTCGGTGACACTAGACTCAGCGTGTTTGCACCAGCAGTCTCCAAATACCTCGTGGCAAAGTTGAATGGAGGAGTCGGTCCAAATGGCGCATTTGGATACCCAGGCAACGAATCATAGATTGCAGACGCAATAATGACGCCATTGGTATTTACTACAACTCCAACAGTAGCAATATCAAAGTCCTGAACACCGTCATTGTAGCGAAGCACGCACGTATGCGTTCCGGCGTTAAAACCAGTGCCGCCGCCGCTGGAGAATTCCAATAGATTAACTTGCCTAGTCGGATCCGGAAGTGCTGCCGTAATCCACGGTATCTTTTGGTCATTCGGATATTGTCGAACAGGTCTTGGAGCTTTTTCGTACAAAACTCCGCGCGGGTATAATCCACCTTGGCCCGACCAAGGTTGAGGGTTCAACCCTGACAATTTCCCGCGTAAATTGCCACCAACCGTTGGATTAAAATCTTGATATACTGAGCCGTAGTATTGTTGAACACTTGCTGGAACCGACGACAATCCAACGGCCACAGCTACTTCAGATGTTGGATCCAATGCAGTCTGCGTTGATGGATACGTCGGATGATCAGATGAGATCCAGAATGTCTCACCCTGTGAATAATCCACAGATTTGCTTGGATATGTCGGGCCATTCAGACCGAGCCCGTTGAACGCAACATCCAAATAATCTTGCGTCTGAAAGCCGATGTTCGGGATGGCTTTATATCCACGAGCAGCCAGTGTGTAGGTATCAATCGGAAACCCATCCGTGAAGGTTGCGTCGAGTGTGCCTAGAAGCATCTGGCAATCGGCAACTCCAGGATTTCCTGATCCATCATATGATACCGCAAGAGCTCTTAGCGATACTGCAACGGACACAGTCCATGTACTGGATGAGGTCTGAATGTATGTCGGCTCATTTTCAAGCACGACGCCACGGTTTGCGACAATACGCCATCCTGCTCCAACAGGAATGCTCTGTACGCTCGAGAGAATGTTCGACACCGTTGCGCGTGTCGATGCAGCCCCAGTCGTGTAATTAAATGTCACGACGACAGCGGGCAGCGGCGCAGGGTTGAAGACACCTGGACCAGGACTTGGAGCCAGTGTTTCCTCAGGGCATGTCACGAGGATTGCCGTAGGCGCCGCATTGGCATCAGGAATCCCGACAATGTCGAAGTTCCTATGGCATGACACAAAGCCAAGTGCAGCATGCGTCCTGGCAAATGAATAGACCGTCCTCAATTCACCGGAGTCCGCGTCCATCAACGCATACTCAATCTGAACCGCCGCCTTGTTGTACCAAGCGAGCACAACTGTAGACGCCGCATTGGTCCCGGATCCAGCTCCTGGATTGACAAATGCCAGTTTCAGATTGATTGCTGACGTAACCGGAGTCCCATCTCCATAGAACACTCGCGTCGGCGGAACGAGATACGAATCGTTCTCCACACGCTGGACGGAGTAATAGACCGAATTGTGGTCTCCAGCCGACTGGTCAAGCAAGGAGCGCTCTGAGACCAATTCTGCGCCGTTACGGGTTCCTGTTACCCATACCGTCGCTCTCTTCGTGTCGTTGTCGAAGAGCATGCTCTCAATTTCAATGATGGGCCCACCAGTCGATGCGACCGACACGAGCGTTCCGACATACTTGGGGACGTCGTTAACGTACCGCCAATTTCGATCCTTGGTTGCGTTGGCTGCATCCACCCCGACATGCTCGAAGAACTCGCCGCCACTAATCGTGACGAGGTTAGACCCAGCTGCCGAGGTGTGCTCCGACAAGGCCTCGATCTCACCCGTCAGGCCACGGTACCCAGAGAGCAGTTCTTCTTGGTCCTGCGTCCACTGATATAGGTCAGTCCATGTATTCGACCCATTATCCGCGACAAGGTATTGAGGACCCCATATATCTGTTCGCGTTATTGCGGCCGTTGGAGATGTCTGAATGCGACCAGTCCCGAACCGGAACGATGCGGGACTTCCAGCGATCCCCATGATTGACAGACCTGGCGTGTAATTGATCTGCTCAACCACAGCACCAGTGTCCCCATTAAGCCCAACAGCGACTGTCGGGAACGTAGATCCACTCACGGGACAACTTGCAAACCAGACAATGTTGTCTGCACTGCTGTATGTGACGCTAAGACCACCACCAATTTCGCGGCCTGCGACATTGCCCCAGTTTGCCGTTGTAATTGGGAATCCAGCACCAGTGACAAATCCTGGAATGGCTGCGAGCGTTGCCGTGATGTCCACCAACGCTGGTGTCGGTAGCGAATAGTCGATCATATACGCATACCCATTCAATGTCAGGTATGCTCTTGATGACGACTGAACCCATACAGATCGGTCTTCTAGATTTCGGTCGTCTGCATTTGGACCAAGCAAATATCCAGTTGGAATAGGTCCAAACGAATATTGAACGCTTCGATCTACAATCGACAACTCAACAAGTGAGTTGTTGCCATATGCGTCTGTCCACAACGCATTGTTTAGATGGACCGTCAGAAGTCTTGTTTGACCACCTCTTACAATGTGGCCGAGCAACTTCTTCGTATCTTTTTTGTCCGTTCCAACGGTGGTCGTTGTCTGCGACGCAAGGTCCGTCTTGTACATACGGCCCATACCAATCGACCCGACATTGTCGATTGCATACATGTACCCATTTATAATGGGTGTCCCGATCGCACTTGCCCATCCTTCCAATGCGGTGCCAGCCGTGAAATCACTGATCGTATTAGACGATACCGTATATACATAAATCTTTGACTTTTCACGAGTCCATACGGTGTCGATGCCATCAGTGTGAATATTCGATGTGTCAAACACATCTGTAATTGGCGTCGTGCCTATCGATTGCCATGCATATGAATTAGTGTATGGATCGTATCGTACAAAATAATACAACGCTGGGTTTGTCGGCGGGACCGACATGTACGCAAGGAAAACAACCTTGTTTCCAACGACGATCGGGCGACCAGCTTCGATGATTTGATATGTTGCGGCTACAGTATTTCCTGATGGATATGCGTCAATCGGAACAAGCCGGCCATCCGCTTCCATCACCATGGCCTCAAAGCCAAAGCGACGATCAAGCGCGCCCCTCTTCACCACCGACACGTTCTTGAGCTCAAGCATGTCGGGGGGAGACACTGCGAAGACATCATCGTCCTGGTTGATGCCACCAGTGAGAGGAACATTGACCACTTGCTCGTTCGACATCAGCGCACCTCAAGTTGCAGGCGTACGGGATCTAGCACATCATTCCCGTCTTTATCCTTCGGAGGAATGTATCGAAGCCTCATAATCCGTTGACCGAGAGGACCGGTGATCGGCACCATCTGCAAGTTCGGCACTGCATACGGGGCCGACGATGCCTGCGCCGTATTGGTCAGGACCTTGCCGATATTGAAGCCAGTCGGGTCTCGCCCGAGGTTATGCGGAACATCTACGGTTTGCCCTGGCTTAAACACGACGCCCTGATCTGGCCTGTTCGCCGAGCCAGAGGAGACTGTCGTCTGGTTCGGTGGGCCATTGCGCACCGCTTGTGTCGTCTGGCGCAGAGCATCCTGGATCTTGTCCAGAGCCTCATTGCCGGTAGGAGTGGGAGTGTACTGCTGAGGCTTTGTCTGCGGCTGCGCCATCGTTACCTCCAGTAGCCGTATGTTCTACTCAGAAGCCGGACGTTGCGAATACGCTCTGGCTGCGATGCATCACGCTCCGACGCATGCAGCTGGAAGCGTTGGAAAAGCTCGTCTCGCACTGCCTTGATTGCAGCAGCTTGCTCGATGCTCTCCTCTTTGAGGAGGCACTTGATTGCAGAATCTTTTACGACCCACTCATCCCAGCCCGCGCGACCATCAATGGTGTTCGCACCATCCGTCATCTTCTGCGGCGCCGGGTAATAGTAGATACGGAACGAGCCGCTAAGCGAGTCTGGCGCAATGCCGATCTTTTCTCTGCCACCGATCGTATACACTCGATACAACGGAAGCGCGCCGATTCCACCGCACAAGTCAATCTGACGCAAGGCGTTCTGTTCGTCCCAATTGAAACGCCGCAATGGGTTCCATTGGTTGTTGTTGCCGAACCACACGCCCTTGCATTTGTAGAAGTCACTTTCGCAATACCCTTTAATCTGGGCGTTGCTGCCAGTGCCGCCATTGCAATTAAGGACCAGCTCGTTGTTATTGGACCATGGGCTTGGAATCCAATATCCAGCACCCGAAGTCAACAGATGCATTGTCAGAATGGCACCTGTCGATGGGTCGACGCTGTCTACGGCTGCTTTGGCGATAATCGTTGGCGTTACGAATAGATTTTCAAGATCGACAGTATCTCCAACAACGTATCCCGTCCCACCAGTGTTGATATTCAGAATACGCGTAATGATGCCGGTCTTTCCATCCTGCAACAGGTCATACTCTCCTGCGCCAGTCGACGTGATGTCCACATAACGCAGGAGGTATTCCTGATCGAACAGTACGATTCGGTCGTAGAGCTCAGCCCACGACTGGTTGATGTACGCACGCACCTCTGCGGACGTGACGAACTGGGAGTTCACCATATCGGCTTCACGCCGAACGGCCTCTTCAAGCTCTGCAAGCGTCCGCGAGTATGCCATGCGCTAATCCTCTTCCTCGTACCCTTCTTCACTGCAAGCCTTGCTCATCTCCTTGAAGATGCTCGCCGCTTGCTTGTATTTGCCCTTGCTACCGGCCTCGAAGAACGCTCGTGCCATGGACTCGAGTTCCATGTCACCAGAGTCTTCGCTATCGGAAGCAAGGGACGGGGAGGAGCCGCGCTCCTCGCCCATCCCCGGCTTCTTCTTGCCGATGGCGATCATGAGGGCCATGCCGCCTTTGCCCTTCATCACGCAGGCACCGAGCTAAGGGTGCAGACAAGCGCGAGTGAAAGCTCCGAACCGCTCGGAGGATCTCCAGCGCTTCCGTTCTGCGGGTTGACCGTCGAGAAGGTCACAACACTCTCCGTCACTGCGGTCGGGCACACGATGACATGGTTTCCTGCAGCATACGGGGTAGCCGTAACACTGCCGGAGACGTCAACGATTTTGGCAACGGACGATGAGTTATCGAGCGTGGCCGTGTATGTTCCAGTGCCCGTGCGAGCAACTGTGATGCCGCGACCCGCAACGATCCCGGTCACAGCGCCAGTCGCACCGATGGAGACGCGCGTAAAGATCGTCGCCTGCTGTACGAGGTTGGTCCCCTTCTGAGGGTACATATACCTATTCAATGCCATGATTCGGCTCCTTTCTCAGGCCCGGATCAGAGGCCGAAGTTGGTGATGACGATGTTCGCGCCAGGGTTGTTGCAGATGAACTGCCCATAGTGGCCGAAGCGAACTTCGTACTGATCCGCATCGTTGACGCGGAGGTAGTCGTTGTTGTCCCAATCGAGCATCTGAGGAGCCGCGCCAAGGGTGCTGAGTTCCCAGGACGGGATCTGAAGCATGAGGGCCTTATTGCGCGGGCACATCGGTGCGGCAACGATGTTCATCGGACCATTCGCACCGTCATACTGAATGCTCTTGAACGAGATGCCGGCGATGTTGCTCTGGACACGATCGTAAACGATGTCCGAGCCGAGCGCCTTCTTGAGGTTCTGAAGTTCGAGCGGGTTCACGAGAATCGTATCAGGCGTACCAACACCTTGCACGAGCACGCGGCCCTCTGCCTCCATGAGCGCCTCGTTCATCGGGAGACCCGTTGCCGAGAAGTTCTGACCGGCAAGACGCACCGGATCCACCGTACGATCAAGACCCCAGAACGAATCGCCCGCAGACGGAGACGTGATCCAGCCTTGAACGCCAACAACCGGACCGCTGGCCTGGCCACCAGACGCAACGCCTGGCGTGCCGTTCCAGTCGCCAGAACGAACCACTTTGTAGTTTGCCGTAACGCCAGCCGTCGTGAGGTTCACAACGCCGCCGACGCCAACCACAGTAACAACGCCAGTCTGACGATTGATTGCGCTAACGTAGACACCATTCCCGGCATCCGTGGTCGCCGGGGTCGTGGTAACAGCAGCGCCAGCAGCCGTACGGAAATCGAGCTTCATCCCGATGAAGAAGTTGACGACATCCGCAGGCGTCGCGAGCGTAAACGAGGTAGCCGTTGCCGAAGCAACAATGCCACGGGTACCCGTGCCGTCACCGAAGAGCTGGAACTCGAGCTCCTGAAGCTCGTTCGTCGAGATGCCATCCGTCTCGTTGTTCCAAAGGTCAACGAGTGCACCGCTGGTCTTTACAGCGGCCTTCATGGTCTCGCCATCCATACGGAGAATTCCGTAGTGGCGGGTACGGTAAACTTGGAAACGGTTGTAGGTTCCACCGCCGCCATTGGTGCCAGCCTTCGAGATGCCTTGCGCAATCGCAAAGCTCGAAGACGACCCCTGCGGGCGCTCATTCTGAAGCGCGACGACGCGGAAGTCACCGTCAAAGTTCGTCGTCTTCTTAACGAGCGAAAGAAGCGGGAAGTTCTTGTAGAGCGCCTGAGGAAGCGCACCGTCCGGGTACTTGGTCTTGAGGATCGCCTGGACGGCCGAGTAGGTGGGGTTCGTGTATGGCATGATTCAGACTCCTAATTGGTTGCTTGCGAGGTTGCTTTTTTGACTGCGGCCAGAAGGGCAACCTTCTGCTCTTCAGCAGAAAGCTGTCCAAAGGGCTTGCCAGCAGTCCGCGTCTCGCTGGCAGCCTTCGTCGAAATGGTCCTCGGCGAGCTCTTCTTGGCTGCCGCGACCGGCGCCTGAGGAGCCGCAGGGGCCCCACCAAGACGCGATAGTTTCTTTCGGTATTTCTCTTCGAGGTAACGAATCACCTGAATATCTTCAGGCTGCTCGCCATTCTGCTCCTCATACCGCTCCGCAACGCTGATGGCTTCGCTCCACAGCGACTCCACATCGTCCTCGAACATGTTGTAAAGCGTCGGGAACTTGTCCTTGCTCACCTGGCGAAGGAACGTCGTGCGCGCCTCGGCGAGTTGCGCCTGCATCTGACGCTCTTCGGCCTCCTGACGCATACGCTCTCGCTCCTCACGAAGCGCCTTGATCTCCTGCTTTACCTCGTCAATCTCACCAAACGCACCTTCGTGCATCTGGCCCTCGCGCATCCCAGCGTCGATTAGGTCCTGGAACTCAAACCCGAATTCCTTGAACGTGCGCGCTGGCGCTCGACGAAGACGCTTGAAGATCTCGTCGATGACATGTCGTTGCACCTGCTCGACGCGCTCATCCGACTTGGCAAGCCTCGCCTCGAGCTCGCGGACCTTGCCTTCGGCTGCACGAACGCGACGTTCCGCTGCCTGCCGAACGGCAATAATCTGATCTGCGACGTCTTCCTCGGCTTCAGCCGATTCGCCTTCAGACTCGCTCTCCGCGCCTTCCTCAGCCTGCTCTGCATCCTCCGCTGCCTCAACGGTGGGCTCCTCTGTCGTCTCCGAGGATTCATCTGCCGCTGCAAGAGCTTCCTCTACTGGGGCCGCCGGCTCGTCCTCTCCACCCGACCCGCCAGCCGACTTGATGGCTTCGTTTGCTGCTGCATTCATACGTGCGTAAAGATCGTCAGACACTTGGTACCTCCTCTGGTGCCGGCGCTTGTGGTGCCGGTGGTTGCGCCGCTGGTGGCGGCTGGGCTGCTGCTTGCGCCTGTGCCTGCGCCTCTTGGGCTTCGGCCTGCATCTGCGCAATCAACGCCTCAATCTTCGACAGGTAGTCGTCCAGAGCGGCAATCCGCTCCTCTGGCACGCCGTCTACGCGCGCCTTGTTGTAATGCTTGCGGGCCCTGTCGTAGGCCACGTCAAGCAAGAGCCGCTTATCGGGGTCCGGATACGGAAGTCCCCGCAGGATGAGCGAACACGTCTTGTCGACGACATCGATGTCTGCGGTCTCAAGGTCCCGAGATGCATCAATGTCGGGCAAGTTGAGCATGTTCGCCACGACACGCCGATCCGTGATGATCTTGCGGTCAACGAGCTCGAGCGTCTCCTGAAGAAGCGCCGCTTTCGACTGCGACAGCGAGGAAATGGGCTCACATCGGAGCGTATACTCCTTGCGGTCCATCTTTACGTCTGACCAGTTGATGCGCTCGAGCGTGCCATCCGCTGGAGACAAAATCTCCACGTTCTCGCCCGCCTCCGCGGCTTCTTCGCATGCATCCACGATGAGCCACCCAAGCTCTACATGGAATTGACGCACGGCTTCATGCGCAACACGGAAGCGGCTGTCTTCCATGTCGTCATATACCGTGAGCGCGTGGCCCGACGCCTGACGAAGACCTGCCGGCAGGAGCGACTGCGCAGAAAGCTCCGAAATACCCTGATAGCGCAGCATGTTCTGCGCAATCATGTCCTTATACATGTACGTGTCAGGATGAACCGGCTGCGGATTGAAGACCGTCGGCTTCTCGCCCTGGTATTCGACGATGGTACCGACATCGTTGTCGATCTTCGTCTTCCCCAGGGTCCCAGCCTGCACCATAAGGTGCGAGCCACCCATGAGCTCGTGGGCAACCTGAATCTTTTCGGAGAGCTTGTCGTACTCGTCCTGTGCGGCCGCCAACTCCAGCGCCATCGACGGGCCATAGAAGCCAGCAAGGTCAGTATTCAGGCGCAGGAAGCCGAATCCGAAGTTGGACGTACGCTTCCACTGCGTGGTTGCGAGCGTTCCAGTCGAAAGGGCGATGACACGAAGCCCATCTTTGGCATTCGGGCCACTCGCAAGGTGCGTGGCCTCATAGACCAGAATCTGGTCAGAATACCGTGACGTGTTCATGTACGTCGAATCGTCATCGGCAGGTCGAGGAGCCGACAGAATGGCCTTCTTCCGCTCGTTTTCCGAGCCATAGAGGCCTTCTTCGTCTCCGCCGAACGCCTCGAGGACAACCGAACGGTCCATGTAGCATCGGTGGTAGAGACAGCGAGGCGTCCCATATCGAGCCTCCGCGTCAGAGACGAGAAGGTCGAAGATGGGCACGCGCTCCATTTGTACGGCGCCGTCTTGAACGTAGACCTTGCAGGCCGCGACGCCGAAAACCAGTACATCGAGCAGCAGTTGCGGGTAGATGCGCGCGTAACTCGCTGCATAAAAAGCGCCATGAAGAAAGCGGTCGAGCATCTTCGCTCGATAGCGCTGCAAGAAGTCACCACCGACCGTCAACGTACTCGGTAGCGGCATCTGGCGAGCCAGCTTTGCCTGCATGGTGTGGATTGCGTTCCTCGCAACATTGAACGAGACCCGCTCGTCCCAAACATTGCGAATCGGCATGCCGAACATCTTCAGATCGGTGCCGTAAATCTCCGAAGCACGCGTCCACATAGACCGGCGCACGGCGCTCTCGTTTCGAATCGAGTTAATCGCGCCAACTACCGCATTGGCTGGGTCCTCATTCTGCTCGTGAATGAGCCACCATGCGTCAGTAGTTTCCGTGATACCGGCCATCGTTGGCAAGTATCCAGGTTTACGTAGCTATCTCAAGGCGTAAAACGCCTGTTTCTGGCTGCCTTGTCGTTTTTACGACGTATTTTCTTTTCTATTGGCTCCCAGATTTTACGTTCGACATCCGACATGCCTTTGTAGCTGTCCTCAAACTGGGACTGGTCTTCGGTGGGCATCGTCTCATGCCAGCGCGTGAGGGCCATGCAGACAGCGGGAGCGTAGTCCGCGTGTCGACCATCGCCTGACTTGGCAAGGTCGATGCTGATTCCCGTCTGCGTGTAGCGTTTGACGACGCGCTGAAGGTCTTGTCGAACCGTTGGGTCTGGAGGAAGCTCGACTTCACCGAGCTCGAACATGGTGCGCAGCGTCAGATACCGTTTGGTTCGTTCGGTTCCTGTCCATGCATGCGGGATAAGTACGAGGCCGACCTGGGCGGCGAGGTCGCGGAGAGCGTCTCCCATGTACTGGTCGCTATCGAGGACCGTTACTCGGTATGCCTTGAGAATCTGTGCAATCTCTTGAAGCACGGCGGCAGGGCGCAGTGGGTTTACCGCGCTTCCCGTCCACTGTTTGGCCATGCAGATGACCTTCTGCTTGCGACCAGAGCCTGTCGCGACGACCAGTGTGAAACTGTTGCCACGGGTTGCCGGGTCAATAGCGGCCGTATAGATGGCTCCAGGTGTTGGCGCTGCAATGAGCGGTTCTTTGCGCGTGGCCACCTCGAGCATCTGGGTCGTGAACAGCGCCTCTTCCGGATCGGCGAACTCGGCCTCGATGTCGGTCCGGTAGATACGCGGGTCTCTTCGAGCAATCTCAAGTTTCTCATCCGTCCAAATGAGCGGCGCCATGTCGTATGCTGGTGCTTTGACGACGACGCAGTCACGGCTCGGCTTGCCCCACCGCTCTTTGACGAGGTCATAGAGAAACCCCATCGGCGCCCACGGCGAACTGATATAGACGAGCTGCGCGCCGGGGAGGATGCGGAGAAGCACCGCATCCCGCAAGTCGTTGACGGAGACTGCGGCATCATCTGCACCCCAGCGCGCCACTTCATCGAGAATAACGCCGGCAGACCAACGAGCGACAAGCGATGAGCCTGCCTTCGATGAAGCCACGACCTTAATCTCGACTGGTCGGCCAGATGGATGCCGAACCATGAGCGTGTCGGCGGTCGGCGTCTCGAGGATAAGCCGTGAAAGGATGGGAGACGCCATCATTCGGCCAACGATGTGACCGAAAACAACGTCCGCGAGGTCTTTTGACAGCGAGACGATGGAGATACGTGGGATTTCGCCTGGGCCTAGCCTGCTTAGGTCAGCTCGCTGCGACCAATGCACGGCAAGGGCTGCTGCCGAGAGGCTCTTGGCCGTTCGAATCCCGGAGACGATGGCGAATTCCGCAGGTTTAATCGGGTCTGGAGCAACCCCTCCAAACGCGCGCAGTACTCGTTCGTCGCAAGCGAGTTCAGCCAAAGGCCTGCCGTCAGCCACACGAGCGATTGCCCGCTGAAGTGGAGATGCAGTAGTAAGCCCAAAGCCAAGAGGTGAAGTAAGTAGACCCTCGAAGTGGACGAGGGACTTCTCCTCGAGCTGTGCTTTGACCTGAGCTTCAAAAGCCTCAAGAACTCTCTCCGTCTGTGTTCTTTCGGGGACGGCCTCGACGACGGAGGATGGGTTCTTCTTGGGCAGCGGTTTCTTGGACGACGACAACGTCGACATTCTCTGGGGCATCCTTGGCAAGCTCCGCGATAGGCGCGAAGTCGACTGGAAGGCTCTTGAGCTCGACGACATTATCGAGCGGCACGAGCAGGTCTCCTGCTCTTACGAATCCTTCTTCGTATCGAAGATCCATGTGTTTTGGCCTGTAGAGGGTCGTTGTGATTCGCGATGAGTCACACGGATCGAAGACGCCTCGGAGGAAGATAGCGCGTTGCAGCGGGAGCATTTAATGGCCTTTGGTCGAATGACTGGGGTGAGTGCCTCGATGAACTCGAGGCTGATGTCTTGGGTGTGCTTGTGGTCTGGAGAGACGAAGCGGACGCATCCGTTACGGAAGCTGTGAATGGGCCAGCCAAGCATTGCGGCAACAGGCTCAGCGTACCGCCTCCATGCGTCGCAATAGGCCTTGGCTCCTACTACTGACTTTCCGCCTGGGACGTCTCGCTTGATGCCGATGTTTGGGTTTGCCTTCCTGTGGTCCATGTTGTCCTTGTCCGGAACGACCGGCATTTGAAGCAGTGCTCTTGTGAGAACATGTGCTTGTCGAGAAGTGTCCGCTCTCCGAGGATGGATACGCGTTGGCACTTGGTGCATCGGACGACGACGCGCTTGTGCCTTGCTGGTTCATGCGTCGCGTAGCAAACGACGATGAATGGACCGACCATCTCGAACGGCTCAAGGCTATCGGCCATTGCCACCATCCTTGTCAGCATCCTTCGATGACATGGGTTGGCACATGCGGCATAGCGGCTGCACACCTTCGAATAGGTTGAACATCCAGCCGATGGGTAGCTTGTTGTCTTCAACAACAACGCGGCACTTGTCGCACGTCCACCGTTTCATGGCTTATCCTGCGGCTTGAGCGACACGACTGCTGCTCCTGTGAGTAGCTCAGCCAGCTTGGCATTCGCCGCCTTGGCCTTTTGGACGACTCCCTTGGTCAGATGGGGAACCTGCTCGTAGGCAAGGTCAATCGCTTCCAAGTATTCCTTGGCTTCCTTGGTCGCTAGGAACTGCTGGCGCAGCATGCGCTTTTTGCTGCCTCTCATGACTCTTCCGCAGCGGCACCCATGGCGCACTCGTCGCAGACGGTCTCCATGCCAACATCGTCGTCGCCACGTCGGGCGCTCTGCTCCATCCAGCCAGTGGGCATGGAGCGCATGGGGAGCGACGTCTTTCCGCAAGCGTCACACTCCCACTCATCGACGGGCCCTTGGACGAAGCAGACGCCGCATAGGGCTCTGTAGACACCGCCACGAACGTTGGCATTGAAGTGCCAGCCGAGAGGCTTCTCGCCGTCCGTGAGCGTCTTCTGGCCGCAGCCTGCGCAGAGGTACGTGTTGTCCTCGGTCATCATGGCCTTGTCAGCGGCGGCGCGCATCTGCTCGACGGTGGCGGTGGGGCGAGGAGGCTCGCAGCGGATGTTCGTGTAGCTAAAGCCTTTGAAGGGGGCAGTGAAGTGAACGCGGGCGCCTCCATCGTTTTCTAACGTTACCCAGTCATTCTTGCGCGCGTCATGGATAGACCGCGAATGCCCTTCCGCAAGGTAACTGGCAACCTCACGGGCGATGCCAATAGCTTCAATAGTGCGGTCTGTACGAGCGAGCTCGATGACGCCATAGAGCAAGTCATTGAGGTGAAGCAAAGAGACGGTATCTTCGCGCATGGTTGCGCACAGCAGCGATACATGATCGTGCAGATCGTCTATGTACTTCTTCTTCATGGTTCCTCCAAGCAGCAGACAAGCAAAGGAACACAAGTGCGTCAACAAAGATACAACGTCCCATAGACAAATCGAAGTACCATGCACAGTACAAGTAAGTACCAGAAGCACGCAGGCGAGATGCATACGTGATGCAGAGTACACGCAACAAGGCACAGAGAGATGCAGCAGGGATCAGAGGAAACAGAAATCGTATGTGAGAATGTCGAATCTGACTTCCATATTACCGCCATCTGTGTGCATCTGGGAACCGCAGGGGAGGGCACTAGCACTTGATTCCAACAACAAGTGCGCTCGTACCTGATGGCCTGGGCGCGTTACGGTCCCGAGCTCCAGAACTGGAAATTTTTTGAGGGGGGTACCCACCCCCAGCCCCCTCCCT